TTTTTTGAAACTAAAGCTAAAGCTGTTATGGATAAGCCAAGGGCTGAGTTAAAGCAGTCAGACAACGCGATAGAGAGTTTTGTTCAAAAGAAAGTTGATGCTGCTAGGAACTATAAACAAATTTCTGAACAGTATCTTGACATGTTTGGACGTTTAGCTGATGCTCAGACTGATGCTGTGGCTAAAGGTTTAGAGTTTGGTGTTTATAAAGAGCTTCAAAAAGTAGCTGATTTAAAATTTAAAAGATTTACAGACAGCATGGAAGTGCTTAAAAATTTAGATGTGTCTTATCCTGATGGAAGTTTTAATGATTCAAGCGTGCAAGTTTTATCTAATGTTGAAGCTTTAGATAACCAGTTACGCATATTAGCAATAAAAGATTTTGATGAGATGGAAGAAATCTTGACTGCTATTGCTGAGTCGCCTAAAACTATAAAGTCGTATAGAGATGCTGTTGAGCATCTTAATAAAGTTGCAAGCGTTATTGAGATTAAAGGCAATTTGCCTCGTGCTAAAATTGTGCGTACTAAATTTAATGCTGAAGTTGACAACGTTATTAATCAAACTGTTCAAGCAGGTATGCGCCCTGTTGGTACTCGTTCCCAAGGACGAGCAGAAATAGTTGAAGGTATTATGGCTTGGGAAGATATGCAAAAGTTTAAAGGTGGCAAGGTTGGCGCATATTTTGATTCTGTTCATAACCTTTTTAAAGGTTACCTTTTAGCTAGCCCTGGTTTCTTTGCAAGAAACATGTATGGCGGTTTGTACATGAATGCGATGGCTGGTGTTTCAGCTAAAACGCATTCAGATTTTGTAAAAGCTTACATTGTTTTGAGAGCTAGAGATTTAGATCCTGCTCAACTTAATGTTGGTAATGCGGCTAATAGAGCTAGGACAAAAGCTGGTCATGCGAGTTTGAAAAAAGCTGCTAAAGCAATGGGAAATGTGCCTGAAGAGCACATTAGTTATGTGAGGACTTTAAGAGAAGAAGGTGCGTTTGGGCAAACTCAAGCTGGGATGGAGTTCACTAGCCCTAATGCTCGTGTAGGCGGGAAATTAATAGATTTTAGTAATCTTGATGCTAGGAAACAAACAGCTAAAAATTTGTATGGCAATAAAGCTAATCCTTTAAGTTCTAATTTCTTTGTTTTGAAAATGAATAAAAACATTAACGTAGAAGTTGAAACTATTTTGCGTGGCAGTTTAGGTTTAGACAGGATGATTAAGAACGCTGGCGATACGCAAATCGCTTTTGATGATATTTACAAATATCATTTTGATTATGATGATTTGTCAGCTTATGAACGTGGTTTTGTTAAAAGAGGGTTCTCTTTTTATACTTGGCAAAGGCACGCTATTCCTTTGATGCTTCAAAGTTTTGCTAAAAATCCTAAGATTCTTAACAATTATTTGAAAGCTCAAAGAGCAATTGCTGACGATGAGCAAGGCAATTGGGATACTATGCCTGATTGGCAAAGACGCATGGGTTTTGTTCCTATTAGGGGAACTGATGGTAGCTATAGCATTAACCCTGATGTGCCTATAAAAGCTTTAATTGAGCTTGATACGTCGATTGCTAGAGATAGAGGTGTAGTTGGTGCTGCTACTTCGCTGGGAAGTTCAATACTTTCTCAAGCAAACCCTTTAGCTAAAGCTCCTATTGAAAGAGCAACAAACTATAACGTTTGGAAACAATACAATTTTAGTGGTAATCACGTAGTTGTTTCTGATTGGTTTGCAAACATACCTGGTTTAATGCCTTTGCTTAAAGCTGCTGGTGATTTTGGAAAGATTCAATATGATCCTGTATCTGATAAATATTTTATGGTAGATGGTGATTATTACATGTTGACTCAGTTAGCGCCGCCTTTAAATGTGGCTCGAAGACTTCGACCAGATGAAGAAAGTAAACAGTTAAGTGTTGTTAGTGCTTGGATTAGTTGGGCAACTGGAACTGGTATTAGAACAATTCCACCTGAAGAAAAAATAAAATCTATTGAAGCAATGAGACAAGAAGCGATAAGAGATAGTCGAGCAAAGAAAAGATTAGGTTCAACAATTCTTAAAGAACGTGAACGTCAGGGACAGTGAGGACTATAGGTATGAAGTATGTTTCTAGGGATGAGTGGGGGGCTTTGGACTCTGGGAAGGCTTTGTCTACATTTAAAAGGTCTTTAGAAGGGGTTATAGTTCATCACACCACTGGTTCTGGTGTTGATCCGTGGCAGCGGATCAAACAGCATGACAAGTACCATGTGAAGACTCGTGGCTGGAAATCTATCGCATACAATTGGCTTGTTTCTGGTGAGACTGGTGAAATATTTGAGGGGAGAGGTTGGAAGCAGGGCGCTGCTACCAAGGGATATAATTCTAAAACTACTTCGATTTCTTATATTGGTTCAGGTGATGATCTTACCGAAAAAGGTAAGGTCGCTATCATAAGTGTTGTAGACGGCTTGCGTGAAATGTATGGTGACCATTTGTGGGTCAAATGCCATAGAGATTTCGGCACAACTTACTGTCCTGGCGATATGTTGGCAGAATGGATTAAATCTGGTATGCCTCTTAAAGAAACCCCTAATTCTCTTGATTTGCAAATCCAGCTTGAGGATATGGAGTCTTTGAGTGCTGATTTTAGACGTAAGCCTTTGCATCGGGGTTCTAAAGGCAAGAACGTAATTACGTTACAGATGCGTTTAAATAAGCGTATTAACGCTGAGCTTGCCTGTGATGGGGTTTATGGACGTTTAACAGAGTCAGCAGTTCGCGAATTTCAATCTATGTACCCAATTAAGGTCGATGGTAGAGTGGGTCCTGTGACCTGGCGTTACTTGTGGACTGTTTAAGGAGTTTCTTTGTTTAATATTAATTTTATTAAAGATATTGTAGAAAGAGCAATCTCTACGTTTGCTCAAGCTTGGGTGGCTGCTATGGCTATTCCTGGGCCTGATCTTGTTGACGCTGTAAAAATGGGTGCTATTGCTGCGCTTATTTGTGTGGGTAAAGCGGTTGCTGCTACCCGTGTAGGCGACTCTGAATCTGGTTCTTTGATAGGTTAATGGTATGGACGATGAAGCGTACGCTCAAGCATTTGCAGAATGGGAATTAGCTGAAGGTGATGAGATCGCACGCGAAATATATGAGAATTTAAAAACTGCTTCTCGTGCTTTGCAAATAGAGAATGGTTCTCATGCGTCTTGGAATGAGAACAATCTAGGTATTTTGATTGTGTTGCCTTTTGAACATGCTATGAGTTTTGGTTATGAAGTAGATAATGGAGACTTCGACAGTAGCCCTGTGCATGATTATGTTTATGAAACAATTACAGAATTAGTTTTGCGTGCTTGTTCTTTAATGGACGAAGATTAGTCTCCTTTAGGTGCTTCAGCATCTTCTAGGTTTGCTATTAGTCTTTCAGCTTCATCTAGTTTTACAAAAAAGTCTACAAATACGTCGTCTGATAGTACATACCAACCTGTTTTGTATCTGCCTCCTCCTAATGGTATTGCTGTCTGTTTTAACGTGTGTCTATTCATATCCTCTTGCTTTCATTATGTCTTGTTTGGTGAATGCGTAACCCATGTCAGGTGTGCCTCTGCTTGAAGATCCGCTGCCTTGTCTTCTTGCTTTATCGCTTTCTTTTCTTTTGGCTGCTCTTACTCTCCATGCTTCTGTGCAATCGTCGCAACGACAACCGTTGCTGTATTGATTCGCGTTCGGTGTGCCATTACATTTTTTACGCATATTTTCCCCAACAGGATTTAGATTCGTTCCAATGTTTTATACCACCTGAAGTTTCGTAAAACAAATAAGCTGCCATACGTGTATTCCAGTAAGGATTGAAACGTATTCCTGTTGACATGGTTTCTGTGTCTGCGCTTTGACCTACTTTAGGGGCTACCCATCTAGCAGTTTTTCTTATGATTTGGAACAGCCCACCTGCTGAACCGTTTGGGTTCTTTGCTGTGGCTTTTCCACGTGACTCGCACCAGATGATACGTGTAATTACTTTCATGTCTTCAAGGTTGAAATGTTCTACTAATAGGTCTCCCCATTGGTCAAATATTTCGTTACCTGAAGAATTCTTTTCTTGTCTAGGGCTTGTGTCTATTGGAAGACTTAGGCCCATAGCTAATATCAAAGAGAGAATTACTGGCATTACTTCCTTTCATTGTCTCCCCAAATTAAAGAAGAATGCATCGCGTAATACGGTTTGCCTTCGGGGAAATGATTTGTTTCGGACATTGTGCATTTTTTGATTAGTTCTTTAAATGGCATCATGTACGTTCTCTCATTATAAGAATCGTATATAAAAAGATAAAGAGGATGTACTTTAGACCACCATTTCAATGCCTTAAGTTTTTCGTGTTTAATTTTCAATATCTGATCTTTACCTAATCCTTGTACTTCTACTAACCCTTGCGCTGTCAAGTAATCAGGTGTATGTCTAATTTCTGGTGGCAAATGTGCCATGTTTATTTGAGGACGGTTTAATCCGTATCTAACAAACTTTACTGCTGCATCTTTCTCAAATTTTTGTTCAGCTATATCCCCCATCGTTTTAATACGTTCGTCAAATGTTTTAAGTCTGAAAGTTTCCATAGTTAGATCTTTACTGCATCTACATGAACCACTTGTTTGTCGTTTGGAATTATCCCAGATTTTTGTATCCCATCCATTAGCAGTTTCACATAGTTGTCTATGTCACCACGTAAACTGGTTGCCCAATCTGTGGCGTCTCTAATAGTTACTGAAGTCGAGTCTTTAGTAAAAGTTATTTCCATTTGTACTGCACAATTAAAAACTGGTGCATCATCTGGAATAGCTGCAACTATTGCGTCTTCAGCTTCGAGTGTTGTCTGCGGTGTGTATACACGACCTCTACGTGTCATGCGGGGACGGCCCTTGGGAGTGGGCCGCCCCTGCACTACAAACGTGAACTCAGTGCCTTGTGGCAATGGTTCTGGCGTGTTGGACGAGGTGTTCGATTTGCCTTTGGGCATCTCTCCTGCCTTCAAATTTTGGGCCTTCAGCCCACCAGTTGCCCAGTTGAGCATCTAGTTTCAAAGTCCAAGCTACCACGTCTATCTCTGAATACCCTGCTTCCCACATGGCACGTGCGAAACGATCCAAGAATCCATGTCTACCTTTACCAGCACCAGACTGTTGAAAGTAGCTATGAGGACCGTCTTCCCACATGCGCCTAGCTACGCCTCGCAGACGTGTGCCATCAATTTTCATCAATGGTTTTTTGTCATAGGAACGTTCAGGTGGCAAGCTTTGTACAGGTGCTTTCCATAGTTTCGACACGTCTATCAAAGTTTGTGTCGGTACACGGTTAGTTTCTGCATCAAGCATGAAATCCCACAGGTCTATAGAGTTGTTATCTCTATCTAACATCTGTTGCCTTCCTTCGGGCCTACGCCCTCCGTATGGCAATCTCATGTAGTTACCAGGTGGTCCTTCAAGTGAGTCTTGCTTAGGGTAAACAGCATCAAATTTAACTTGTGCTATTTGCACTGCCGCTAACAGCGCTTTTCTTACTATGTGGGCTTGAATCCATTCTTCGGTAAAGATCCATACATGGCAACCTTTACTTCGGGATAGCTCTACCCACGATGTTATGTTCAACGCTTCAAATACTGCTGAAACGTTTTGTGCATATAGGATTGAGTCGTCGCCTTCGTCTATATCGACGGCTCCCCATTTACATTTCCACAGTTCTTCTCTCATCTCATGGTAAATAGGTCTACCGTTTGAGCTTATGAAGCCTGCTGTACCTACGTGTTCTTTGTGGGGATCGTAAACCATTGGATAAATTCCAATCATTTCTGAGCCTTCTAAGTGACGTTCGTAGGTTTCTGTTGTAACTGGTGTCCATCTGCATCCGCCTTCGTCAGTTCCGAATGCGTATGGGAATCCTTCAAATATGGATTTCATTGTGTCACTCATTGAGACTCATCTGCTCCCATGTGACACCAGGTTCAAGTAATCGGCCTGAAGAATCAATTGTTAAGTTGACTTCAGCTTTTTCTCCTTCACCTGCTTTGTTTTTCCATAAACCAACGCTTACTTCGTTTTCGTAGAATCGACGGGTTTCGTCGTCGAGGTTGGTGTCATCCCATCGTCTCCATGTTTCTAACACGAAGTGGCTTTCACTGGTAGATGCGAATCTGCCAGAGTCTATGCCTCCAGCAGAGCCACGGTTACCTGCGCCTCTGCCTGATTGATGTATGACTACACCTATGACTCGCCAGTCTGATACGAGTTGTTTAAAGGATTCTATTTTAGATTGGACGCTGGCTGCGTCCCCTGATCCTCCACCACGTATTAGTTCAAGGTAATCGTAAACTAAAACATCTGGTCGTTGTCCATCCCATAGCTCGGATGTGGCAATTCTCATTGCTTTGTCTAGATCATCTACTGACATGCCTGTTGATTCAAAGTGTAAGTTTGTTGAGTTGGATATAACTTCGCTCGTTCGTTGCCACGCTAACGTGTCATTACGTATGAGTCTGCTGATCCAATCTTTTTGGCCTATCTGCATTTTCATAGCTGCGTAACGACCCCAGAACATTGATTCTGTTTCGTCAGGTGATACCCACAAGGTTCTGTGGTTACTGTTCCTTGCAACTATGTTCATCGCGAGTAGCGATTTACCTGTGTGTGTTTTCCCTATCAGAGTGACGAGGTTGCCAGGTCTAGCTCCCCCCATCGTGACTTCATCAAACCTTCTGATACCAAATTTCCATTCTCCACCTGCTTTGAGATCGCTACGCATTAGCCGAATCTGTTCAGACTTAGGTGTAAATAGTCTTTTGATATCGTTGCTTGAGACGCCTTCAACATCTGCCTGTGGGGGAACCACGGTCTCCGCCGTGGTTCGCCCAACTAACAGACGTGCATCTTCAAGAGATAGCTTCTCAACCACCTGCTGAAGCGAATGTTTCACCTGATACAGGATCAGGTCGTTCGCCCCAATTGAAAGGTGAGTGTTTCACTAACCCACCGAAGTAGCCACTTTTTCCTGCTTGGGGATGATTGCCATCGCCCTGCTGAAGTGACAAATTACCTTCACCGTCAACGAATACGCCACGTTTGATTTTGAAATCACCTAAGGCACATTTGTTGTTTTTAGTTGCGGGGATTGGTTGTCCACGCATCTGTTCGGACCAGTAATTGTTCGGGTAAGTACGTGTTCCATCAGCGAATAACTTTCTTACGACTTGGTTATCCATAAACACGGATTCTTTAGAGCCGTAAGTTACTCCACTAGCTTGTTCAACTAACCAAAGTTTGTGTACGCTCGCATATTCTGAGTCGTCAATGTACTTTGATTCGCCACGTGCCTGTGAAACAATTGCGCCAGGGAACGCGTTCTCGACTATTGAAAGCACAGGTGCTACTTGATCAGTTTGAACAATTGTCTGTTCGGCTGATGTAAGCGCACCGTTTAACCCTGCTTTCAAGTCTATTAACGTGTTCATTAACACTCCAGAGTTGTCTGCCAATAACGTAAGTATGTCTTCGTTAGGGTCAGACGTTCCTGAAGCCAGTTGAGCACATGTAAGCTCGACTGTGCATTTGATTAGAACTTGCGCCTCAATCGACGCACGTTCTGATGGTGACATTGGTTTGAATGCCATTATGTGATACCTCCAGTAGCACCTTTACACTGTGTCCAGTTTGGACACCATTTTTCTGAGCACCACCAACCGTTGTCACCTAAAGGCCATAAACCTCTAGGCGAGTTTTCAACGAACTTGGCAAGTGCTAAGACCTTTTGTCTCATCCATTCTGTATGCGAACTATCACGTTCTAACTCGATGTATGAAACTCCCTTGGGATGCACTATCCCAAACTTAAATAACGGTATGTCGGTTGCCCAACAATACATGATTGATTGAACATCCCAACGTTCGTATTCCCATTTGTTTCTGGAATAGTCACGTGATGGGAACTTCCAATCCCAGACACGATTCTCTTCAACTAGATCTATCGTGCCACGTGCATAGATCACACGTTCGTTGTCTTCCCACAAGATTTTGTTGAAGTCTTGCTCTATACCTGTGGGTATTATTTTTTCATCTGCGTTGTAAATTTGGTTGTACCAGTCTGTAATACGTGAGTATCCTTCAGCCACGATTGTGTCAGGATTGTATTTAGTCCACTGGTCATCGTCTATCAGGTGCTTTGCTTCATCCCAGTAGTAATTGAACGCATACAGAAGCCCGTCAAGGGTTTCGTCGTTGCCATTCATACGTGCTTGCAAAGCATCTTCGGCTACTGCGTGACACGCTGTACCGAAAGTGTTTACGTCCTTAGGTCTTTCCGCAGACAGGCTATAGATGTCTTTGCGAAATCTTTCTAGACACATGTCTGCGGTTTTTATTGACGATTGACGAACCCATGTGTGAATCCATCTACCGTCTGCATCTTTATGCAGCGGATATTCCATATGTTGCTCCCAATGTACTTAGTACCATTAACCACTTAGTGTGGTTAATGTTTACTTAGTACCAATAAGTAGTTTAATAAGATTCTAAAAAAACGGACACCTGTAATACAATTGTCATATAAATGACATACAAATGTCACATAAGGGTTTGACAGACGGGGAACCTTAACGACTCACAATGCTAATCGTAGAAACCATAATCCGTAATGGCAGGTCCCCCTTCACCCGAAAGGATAAGGGCTAGTCTGTCAAAGATTTTTGTGCTCTATATTTCGCTTTCCTAATTGCTTCTTGCGTTCTTTTTGGTGCTCTAGATGCTATCCTACGTGCTCCATTTGTTTTAAACACGTCCCATTGATCCCAAGCTTTTTGACAAAGCTCACATCTACATTCACCTACAACGTATGTGCCTATGTAACCGTGCTTTACGAAGTCAGATTTCTCTACACGTAGGTAGCCGTTTACTTCTTTCATTTGTTTCCTTTCTCCATTCTTTGTATGCGCCTCTTCAAACGTTTAATTTCGTTTTTTAATTCAACAATTTCTTGTGTCTGATCACGTACTAAAGCTTTACGTGCATTGTTTACAGAAGCATCTACCTCTTCTAAATGTGTTGGGTTACAGCAAGAAGCTGTTCCACACAGGTGATCTAAATGTGTGTTAGGAAGCAAAGCACCCTTCGCATGCAAATACGCTGCTCTGTGAATAAGCGAATTGTTTTTAGTTCCAACTGCTTGTGCTATGAGGACTGAGCTTACTAGTCCATAACCTGCTGGTAGCCGACACCTTTGCCATATCCAACAACCTGTTTTTTTGTTTATCTTTATGTATTTGTTTTTGGGGTCCAGGTACCAGTCCATTCTCGATGCGAATGTTTGGCCGCTGTTGTTGTAATATTTTGTCACTCTGCTACACCTTTCAGTCGCTGTATTTCTGCTTCAAGTTGAATGATTTTGGTTTCCAATCGTTTGGTTTTTATGCGTCCAGCCGTATTTTCAGACTGAGTGCAGGGGTATAAATGATCGGGGTTTACACACGCTTTTACTTCACATAAGTGATCCACTACTAAAAGTTCTTTCAAAGGAATGCCAAACATCACAGAAGCCACAACTCTGTGGACTCGTTCATGTCTTCCATACCAGTGACATTTTGCGTAATTTTGGCTCGCAGCCATCTGTTGAGGATTGCCATGTAATTGTCGTTGCCAAACCAAACAGTTACCTTCAGGACCGCCCCATTTCACGAACGGAGTAGGTTTACCTCGAAAGTTTTTTAGATTACTTGGGTTAAGCCAGTATTCGACACGTTCTTTAGGTGGCAACGTGAGGTCATATCTATCCAATAATTTCTCATCGTAAAACCCAGTTTTTCTTACAGTATATTTACAAGGATCACACCTAAATGTTAATGTTGAATTTCCGCACCTTTTAATTCGCATGGCGGTTTTGGTGCAGCTTGGGGTCAAACATTTGACTTCTATTTTTTGAATAGGCTCGACAGGAACTGCGTATTGTGTCGTTGGATATAAATCCAATTCTTTTTTTCTCCACGCGTTGTTGTAACAAGTTGCGTGAAGTCCTCTGGAGACGTGAACATTTTTATCAGTCCACGGTTTGTTACATCGTAAACATTTGTCTGGTACTACGATTGCCATTATTTCCTTTCTAAATAGCGGCAGCCCAGCACATGGAAACCACGTGCCAGGCTGCCTTTAGGTCCACCCATCAGGGGGAGGTACAAACGCGATGGGTAGACTTGACCCTATACGTGAAGCATACCCTTAAGGTATTCTTCACATGCGTCTGCGATAGGTGTTTTACCATCCAAAGTTTTAGCTAACCCCTTGGCTTCATCACGTACATGACTCTTCTCTAATTTCGGAGAGTTCCATGTGTGCTGCTCAACGCCTTGAACA